GTCTTATACAAGGGTGCACTCCAACTTATGTCGTCACCACAGGGCCTTGGGCCCACGCTTTGAGCAAAGCCTGCGCTGGTGAGCACTGCGATATTACTTATGGCCCCGGTTTGAATGCCAGCCAATTGGATGCTTGGTTGCAGTCGGCTGAAGCATCTATCCCTGGACCACTTGCTTATTGCGACACAGACGCTGTGCGCCTCGATGCTAGCGTTACACAGGAATGCATTAGAACTAGCAATCGTTTGTATCGCCGTTTGCAATGTCCCAGACGTGCCATGCGATTGTTCGAAGCCGACGTGGTCACGCATGGCGCCACGTCTAACGGCGTCAAATATAGTGTTCCTGGCACTGTGCCTAGTGGTAAAACCACAACCACTGTAGGGAATACTATTTGTGTTTCAACTGTGGTGTCCCAAGCCCTTAAGAGGATGCCACGAAAGGCAATCGTTGCCGGTGACGACGCAGCCAGCGTTGTCCCACTCGCCAACATGCAGTTAGCCGAAGAGAGGCTACTCCTAACTGGCGCCCGTGCCGGATTCGAACTCAAGTTCAAGGCGTCGAAACGTCGCTATGATATGGAATTTTGCAGCGGTCGTTGGTGGCCGGCCGATACGCCTTGTGGTTTCGCCTTCGGGCCCAAGCCCGGTAAGTTGCTTCCAAAACTGTACTGGGCTGCCACCCGTAATGTGACTGGCAAGAGCAATTCGCCCTACTTGCATGCTGTTTCTTTGGGCGTACTCCCGACTGTGACACACTTGCCAGTAGCCCGTGAGTTTGTCGAAACCGTTCTCCGGCTGTCTAGCCCTGATGGCAAACTCAATTCCGGCGCTCGTGAGGCTTTACAGCAGGTTCACCGCGTAGCACGCCACAAGGGCGTTCCCCAATCTGATGAAATTTGGGAGGCTTACCGTCATATTTATGACGTCGGGGAGATAGAGTGCCGTGAAGCTATTGATGAGCTTAACACCGTTACTAAATTACCTCATCTGCTCCAGCACCCAATATACGACTCTTTTGTCGCCGCCGATTCGCCACCCGTTGGCGACCCACCCGCTCGTCGATACGCTTCAGTTTTCACTGTAATATACGATTTGGCCCTGCGTGTCGTACAACGTAAGCCGACCATGACGACTCAACAGCGGTTGCTACAGTGTTTCAAAACTGCCGCAGCTTATGCTCATGTCTGCATCCTTGGACCACTATTGGAGGAGAGGCTACGTCGTTTTAGCCCTATGATAATGTCCGCCGCCTTCATTGCTATAGAGGCGACAGGCCACTATTCTTTAGGCGGTTTGGCCCAATTGGCCTCTTATTTTCCCACTGCCTGCATGCATATTGTTTGCGGCAACTACGCTCGGCAAGACAGACGCCACAATGCGCTTTTTCTCCACACATATTGGAACCACGTCGCTTTCATTCTGCAACGCTGGGGACGCCCAGCCAGTGTTTTGAAAGTTGTTGGTAGTTTAGTTTGTGCCAGCAGCCCAGTCGAGAAGCTCGTTGAGAGCGTAAGACTTTTGTTTTCGAACACCCGTACTCAAACTATGACCGATGTCCAAATCGACATTGAAACGCCCGGCGTCAAGCGAACCAAGGCGCCGCGAAGAAATCGTTCTGGTGCAGCTCGCCCC